GATTTATAAATTATTTGCTAAGCCTAATTCTTTAATGACTGGAAAGCAGTTTTTTTCTACTTTACAAAAACAGAAAGATGCAAACGGTAAGGCCTATGTCTTAGTTATTCCAGATGTTGAAGTTCCAGAATTAAATTTTAGTAATACCACCAAGAAAGAACCAAAAAAAAGGAAAATTAAGGAAATGTATCTCTTAAGTCCTGAATCTGTAGTTGAGAAATATGATGAAGAGCTAACAAAGATTGTCGGATACGAATATAATACAAGAAATGGAAAAGTAACATATCTTCCTGAACAAATTATTAGGATTGTTAGGATTGATCCTGCTAATCCTTTTCAATCAGAAAGTTTAATACAAAGTGGAAGAAAAGCTATATCGGTTGGAATACAATTAGAAGATTATCAAGCCAATGTTTTAAAGAATGGAGGTTCTATCAGGGGAATAATGAAATATAAGGGCGAAGCGTTAACTAAAGAACAGGTAGAGCAACAGAAGGATTTATACAAGGAACAAAATGCAGGAGCTGATAAATCAGGAACACCTTTGTTTATCGGTGGAGATGTTGATTATCAAAATATCGGATTAAATCCTGAAGAAATGGGTTACCTACAAAGTAAGAACGCTAACCTTAATGATATTTGTATTTTAACTGGAGTTCCAAAATCTATTTTAGGAAATTTTGATGAGATTAAATATGATAACGCTAATGCAAGCTTAAAGATATTTTTAAAAGAAGTTATTACTCCTCAAGTTGTTGAAATAAGTGAAGCTTTCAATTGGACAATTATTCCTGAAGATATGGATTTAGATTTTATTCCTTTTGTTGACGAGGAAAAGGAAACAATACAAAGCACAATTGAAATATCAAACAATTCTTATTGTTTATCTACAAATGAAAAAAGAACGATGATATCTAAAATAAGTGGACAAGACTTACCTGATGTTAAAGGTGGAGACGATGTATTAGTTCCTTTTAATTTATCTCCAATTAGTTCATCATCTAAATCTAAAGAAGAAAAGAATATCAAAGTTAAATCTTTTGAGCCAATGATAAAAGAAGAAATAAGAGAGAATTATGCTGAAACAGTTAACAAGTATATTGATAAGAGAGCAATACAATTACAAGAGGGTGTTGTAAAGTTTGCTAGTAGTCAGCAGGATAGGGTTTTAAAAGAAATAGGATTTGCTACTAAAGCAAAAAGTAAGATTAAGATTGATTTAGATGGAATGTTTGATGATGAAGTAGGGCTTGCAATATCTTTCATTACTCCATACTTAGAAGAGTTTATTAGCGATGCCGGAAATGGAGCTTTAGATCTTTTAGGAATAAGTAAACCATTATCCATGACTGAAAGAATGAAGAAAGTCATTGATAAGAAAGCAAAGTTTTATGCCAAGACAACAACAAAGACAACTTTTGATAAATTAAAAGACACTCTTTCAATTGGAGCAGAAGAAGACGAAACAATAAATGAATTAACAGAAAGGGTTAAAGTCGTATTTGATGAATTATCTACCAGTAGAGCAGAACTTATTGCAAGAACAGAAGCAACTACTGCAAACAATGACGGTTTATTAGAAGCATATAGACAGTCAGGAGTGGCAACTGGTAAAGAATGGATCGCTGTTTTAGATAACAGAACAAGACCAGAACATGAAATGCTTAACGGAGAAATAGTAGGATTAGAAGAAAATTTTAGTAATGGATTGCCATATCCTCAAGAATTTAATTGCAGATGCGTTATAGGACCTGCACTTGGAGAATAATAAATAATAAAAAAATGAATAAAAAACTTTACGAACTATTAAATATAAAAATTAAGGGAGTTGAAGAAGAAACGTTTACATTGGAAGCAATATTTTCTACTGAAGATGAAGATAGACACGGAGATATTGTTAGGCAGAATTGGGATCTAAAACAATTCAAGAAAAATCCTGTTATTCTAAATAGTCATAACTATTGGAGTGCTACAGATGTTATTGGTAAGGCAGAGAAAATTGGAGTTAAAAATGGACAACTTGAGGGTAAAATTAAGTTTGCAGTTGAAGAAAATCCTATTGCAAAAATTATATTTGACCTTTACAAAGGAGGATTCTTAAACGCTTTTTCAGTAGGATTTATTCCAAAGGAATTTTCAGACAAAGGAGAGATATTAAAATCAGAATTATTGGAAATTAGTGCTGTTTCTGTTCCAGCTAATGCAATGGCTCTTGCAAAGAGTGCAGGCATAGACCTCAAACCTCTTTTTAAGGGCATAAATGAAGCATTAGAGGAAGAAATAGAAGAAGATGGTGGAATAGACGTAGAACAAGAAAAAGACCTTCCAGAAGTTGAAATATTGCCAAAACCAGAAGAAGAAGCAGAAGAAGAAACTCCAGAAGCAATAGAGCAGGCAAAAATAGATGCTGAGAACGATATCAAAGAAGAAGAGGAAAAAGAAAAGGAAAAAGATGAAGTAGAAGAAGTTTTAGGTTGTCCAATTGGAGAAGATTGCGACAAAGAGAAACAAATTAAGGAAAAGATAGACACAATGTTAAAGTTAGTTAAAGACACTGGCGAGATACTAAAGGCCGAAACACTTCAAGAAGGAGTCCGAGCCGGTGTAAACAGATTGCTTAACAAAGCAATTAGAGAGCAAGTTAAAATAATTAAGAATAATAAATAAAAAAAATGATTATAAAAAGAAAAATAGTTGAAAACGGAGAAGAAAAAGAAGTTGAAGTAGAATTATCTCAACAAGAAGAAGTGCTTTTAAACGAAACAAAGTCAATGGTTCTTGAAGCTTCAAAGCAAGTTGCAACTGAAGCAATCAAGGCAACAGAAGAGGAAATGAGTAAAAAGTTTAAAGAATTCTGCGAACAACAAGCATCTGCAATGAAAGCAGGAGCAGGTATCTATTCTGCTGAAGCTAAGAAAGACAGAAAGGCAATGAATGAAAGATTTAGAAAAGGAATTACTGCTGTATTAAATGGAGACGTTGAAGCAATCAAGACAATTTTCCAAAAAGAAATGTCTACTGATGAAACAGGAACTCCTTATGCAGGATACACAGTTGATTCTGAATTAGATGCAGAGATCAGATTGTTACAAGGTCAATATGGTGTTGCAAGAAGAAACATGGAATTGTTAACTCTTTCAAAACACTCATATAAGGCAAACGAACTAGCAACTGATTTAACTATTGCTTGGATTGGAGAAGGTAGCTCAATGTTATCTACTCAATGGGTAACAGGACAAAACGAACTTACACTTCAAAAGCTATATGCTATTATCACTTTCACTAACGAACTTTTAGAAGACACTGAAATTGATTTATTCAGATTTGCTTCAGAAAGAGTCGCAGAAGGATTAGCATACAAAGAAGATTTAGCTTTCTTCAGTGGAGACGGAACATCTACATACGGATCATTCACAGGTTTATTAAACAGCACAACAGTTAACAGTGAGACATTGACTGGAACTACATTTGCTTCTTTAACTGCCGATGACTTGATTGATATGATAGACGCTACTCCAATTGGAGCATTAGGTGGAGCAAAGTTCTATATGCACAGAAGCATTATGAGTCTTGTTAGAAAGTTGAAAACATCAACTACTAATGACTACATTTACCAGAGACCAAGCGAATCAGGTCCTGCTACAATCTGGGGATATCCTGCTGAATTAGTAGAAGCAATGCCTACAATTTCTGATAGTGCAGAAGATACTCCTTTCATTATCTTTGGAGACTTGAAAAAAGGTTGTATCTTTGGTCAGAAAGGTGGACTAAGAGTAGAAAGATTTGACGCTGGAAGTATTAGAAACGTTGCAAATAGCGCAGACATTAACCTAATTACAACTGACAGACAAGCAGTTAGGTTTATTGAAAGAGTTGGTTACATGCAATCTATTACTGGATTCAGAATACCTGTTACAGTTCTATCTACAAACACAGCCTCTGCTTAAGTTGAGTGTTTATCGGGGAGGTCAGAAATGACCTCTCTAAATAAGGACTTAATATGCAATACAGATATATTTATAAAAACAAAATAACCGGAAGAAAGATTTATCTTAATGAAAAGAGTAATGATAAAAATTTAGAAATAGTCATGGAAATAAAAGGTAGTCCCATTAATGAAGATAAAATAATTAAAAAAGATGACAGATAGAGAATACACATCACAACAAAGAGTTGAGGACTTTCTAAAAAAGACTTTAGAATATTCTTTAAATGATTATATATTGGCAGTTCAGGACTATATTGAAGGATATACTGGAAGAATTTTTAGTGCCTGCTCTTCTGCTTCATCAAGATTATTTGACGGAATGGGAAAACAAGAACTTTTAATTGATGACTGTGTTGAGATTACTAAAGTTGAGGTAGGAAATGATCAATATGGGAATACTTTTACTGAATTATCAAGCACCGGAACTGATAGATATATTCCATTACCTAACAATTATTCTGCATTAAAAATACCAATTACAAAACTATTATTAACAAGCAGGATATTTGACTTCGGCATACAGAATGCAAGGATAACGGCAAAATGGGGATATAGTGAAACACCTCCAGCAGATATTATGTATATAGCGACTGTATTAGTAGCAGGAATGTATAATGCAAAGTATTCAGTAAATGGTATTAATAATGAAACAATAGGAAGTTATTCTGTAAGTTACAACAATCAAGAGCAATTAGATGCCTTTAATAAGGCCTTAACAATGTTACAAAGATATAAAAAACACTACCTATGATAGAAGATAGATACAATAAAACAGTAAGCACGCAAAGATTAGCAGATATAACATCTACACAGAAAGAACAGTATATTGCCTATCTTGCTTCGGTAAACTGCCTAATACAGCCCTTTATGACCTCCTACGGAGAGGATTTAGACGGAAGCACAGGCAAAGATTACAACATGTTTTGTGAGGTAGTGGACATTAAGGAAGGAGATAAGATTATAGATGGAAGCGATCAATACACTGTTGTTGGAATTAGCACTTATGAAGATGGAGAAGGAAGCCATCACATGGAGTTACAGATAAGAAAATATAAAGAATGAATATAAACGTTAAAATTGATTTAAGACAGTTAG